TGCTGTTGAACGGCTGATCCTGAATCTGAAATGGAAAGTAGATCCCTTTGTTGAAGAGGGCAAGACCAAAGCATCCAAGAAAGATGAAAAGGTCGCCGAATTTGTTGAGCAATGCTTGTACGACATGGAAAACTCTTGGGATGGAACGGTCGCCGAGATCCTGTCGTTTCTGACTTACGGCTGGTCGTACTCCGAGATCGTCTACAAGAAGCGTGGCGGGATGGACACCAAAGACAAGTCCAAGCGATCCAAATTTAATGACCAAAAAATTGGTTGGAGAAAGATTTCTAACCGAGCGCAAGAAACATTGTTCCAGTGGGACATTGATGAATCTGGCGATGTGAGAGCAATGCAACAATTAGACCCGTCTGGCGGTCGTGGTCTGGTGTCAATTCCCATTGAGAAGGCTCTGCACTTCCGTACAACCTCCGCTAGAAACAATCCTGAAGGACGAAGCCTTTTACGCAATGCGTACCGCCCGTGGCGATTTAAACGCACCATTGAAGAAATTGAAGCGATCGGCATTGAACGAGATCTGGCTGGTCTGCCAGTCGCTTATGTCCCGCCGTCCATGCTTTCGTCCACCGCAACAACAGACGAAGTGTCTGCCCGCAATGCGATCCAAAACATGGTGCGTGGAATCAAACGAAACCAAAACGAAGGCATCCTTTTCCCGCTCGCTTTTGACGAGGGTGGGCGAGAGATGTACAAACTGACTCTTCTGTCCAGTGGTGGCAACCGCCAGTTCAACACTGATGCCATTGTTGCCCGCTATGACCAGCGAATCACAATGACAATTTTGGCTGACTTCATTTTGTTGGGTCACGAAAAAGTCGGTTCGTTCGCTTTGGGTTCGTCAAAGATTGACTTGTTTCTGACTGCGATCGCCCAGATGACCGCTCAGATTTCTGATGTGTTCAACAAGGATGCTGTTCCGAGATTGTTGAAGTTGAACGGTATGGATCCCCAGCGCGCACCCGTGATGCGAGTGGAAGAGTTGCAGTCCACCGATCTAACTGTTCTTGGTGACTTCATCACCAAAATGGCTGGTGCTGGAGCGTTGCAAGTTGATTCTGGTCTGGATGAGTTTGTTCGTGATCTTGCTGGCTTGCCACCAAAGGTTGAAGAAGAGGGTGCTTTACAACAAGGTGCCCAGATGCAACCGAATGCGATGCCCCAACCTCCTGTAGCACCGCAGTCTGCTCCACCCGCTGAAGCGCAACCTGCTCAAGCCCCGCCCGCTCAAGCGTCTGGTAGTGGTTCGGTTGAAGACTACATCATTCAATAAAGCCTCACCTTTAACGCCAAACGAGATCGGGATGGCTGGTGCTGTCTCTCAAATTTCGTCAAGTTTGTCTCGGAGTTTGTTGGGTGTTATTGGTGGTTCGTCGGATGGTGTAACTGCTTTGGGTCGGTTGAGTTCGGTTGATATTTTGGATCAACTTCAGGACTTAACACCAGCAATTATTGGTCCGTTGATAAACGAACTTAACTTGTCTGCCATTGATGCGATTGCTTCTATCCCGCCACAGTTAAGCATCGGAGTCAGTTTCAATACCACTGACCCTCGCGCGCTCGCGTGGGCGACCCAGCGGGCTGGCGAGTTCGTTGTCCAAATCAGTGACGAGGTACGGTCACAGATCAGGGATCTGATCTCTCGTGGATACCGTGACCAAATGACTGTAGATGCCATTGCAAGAGAACTACGGAACATTGTCGGGTTGCATTCTCGTTGGGCTACCGCAGTGGAAAACATGTATGTACGAACACTTGACGGGCTTATCAATTCTGGTGTTGCATTAGGTATGGCGACTACGCAGGCAACCAGTCTTGCGGGGGCGTACCGTGACAAGTTGATCGCTTCACGGGCTAACACGATCGCCAGAACCGAAGTCATTGGGGCTAATAACGCTGGACGCTATTTGGGGTGGCAACAGTTCATGCAACAGTCTGGTTATCCGCCGAACTTGATGCAGAAAGAATGGGTTGTTGGTCCTGACGGTTGGCAGGGGATTAATGTATGCGATCTGTGTCTTGAGTTAGATGGCACGATTGTTGGTGTGAATGATGAGTTTCCTAGTGGTCGGTTGATGCCTCCGTTGCATCCGAATTGTCGTTGTACTGCTTTGCTGATTTTTCCTGAGGATGGTTTGTGATGCCGTACAAGATTGAGCAGAGGGCTGACAAGTTTGTTGTTGTTCGTGAAGACGGCGGGAGAGTTGTTGGTACGCATTCGTCTAGGGCTAAGGCGACGGCTCATGTGCGGGCTTTGTATGCAAATGTTAAGGATGCCATTGAGAAGGCAAAGTTTGCTTCTCGTAGCGAAGCAGGCAAGTACGCCGCTCACATTCGGTGGATGCGAGAGCGGGGTATGGAACCGTTAACGCCTGATGCTTGGCGTAGCCAGAACGCTCAACCAGTTCAACCGACAAGAAGTTCTTATGAAAGTTCGTTAGATGCGATCACAAGTTTTGCTAGTGATGAGTTTCAAAGCAGATTGCGTGATGCCGGTGCTTCTATAAGGGGTAGTAGGTATGACGGTGGCAGATTGGTTCCGTTAGGAGAATATTTAAATATTCAAAACGAAATGTCTGTGGTTAGAGTTCGTAACCCAAATAATCCTGTGAATACAATAATTATTGGTTCTCCTCCTCTGATGGCGGTTGAACGAGAAGTCAATGAACTGGGCGGGTTAGTGCATAATGCGATACTAGAAAAAATGAAACAAGACGGACATATTTTGCCAAACGGTGAATTTAATACTGCCAAACACGAAGCGTTAATGCAAGTTCGTGACGAATCGCAGGCTGTTGTTGATGAGATTAGAGCCAAAGCCAAAGAATTAGGGCTACAACAGTTCACTGGTTATGAAAACGGTGCCCAAACTGAAGAAATGAAAATTGGGTGGCGTGGAGATCCTAAAGATATAGATACTGCGGACCTCCCTCCTCGTCTCAAAAATTTGCACGAAAAATGGGACACACTGCACCAAGAATTTTACGAAATTCCGTGGAGTGAACGAGATGCGAATGTTTCAAAAAGAGAACAGTTAGATGCCGCTAAAGACGAATACGAGAAAGCCGCGCTCGCCGATTTTGAAACTTGGTTTAACGCTAACCACAATCCGTCAGGATCTGGAAGTCACAAAGATCAGTTTTCAAAAATAAGTAATAATCACAACAACAATATGAGAGCGGTCTGGTCTTATCCAAATTATGTGGATCGGTATGCTGAAAGTTTTAGTAAAGTCATGGAAGATCTAAATATTTCTGCCAAGTCACAAATTGGTAAATCTGACCAAATTGATTTAAGTAGAAGTAGGTTGACCAAAGCAGAAAAAGAAAAGTTTGCTAGGGACATTCACACATTTTTTCCTGCTAAAGCAATCAAAATTTTTAGTGATAGATATGGCTTACTGAAAGTAACAAAATCCAAAGGTGGTGGGCATTGGAATGTTAGTGATGTACAAATTTTGACATCTAATTCGGAAGGTACGAACATACATGAATTTATGCATGCTTTAACTTATGCGGATCGTCGGGCTAACTTTGTGGAACAAGCATTTCTTATGCGACGGCAAACAGTTGGTGGGCGTAATAATCAGCCTATTAAAGAACGCATTGTTAATGGTTGGGAAAAACCTAAACAAACTTATGACGGAGGAAGAGGTAGACGGTTTGACTCTCTATATATTCGTGACGAGTTTGCGGATGAATATACGGGCAGGCATTATTCGTCTGGTCATACCGAAACTATGACAACTGGTTTGGATCGCCTGTCTGAAGGTGGCACTCATATTGAAGATCAGGATCACATGAACTCTACTTTAGGTTTGCTTGTAGCGATTGGGTTGGGACAATGATTAGGTTCGGGTATGTCCAGAATGGTGTTCAGCGGTTTGCTGAGTGGACTGAAGAGTCTGGGCTTGTATGCGAAGACGATTTGCTTGATGCCGTCAATCTTTTGATTGGGGCTAAGGCTCCTGTTAAGTGTTCTTGGGTCGGGTATTTGATGGAAGCGTCTGTTGATACTCCTGTGCAGGCGTGGGGGACTATCAATAAGGCATTGAAGTGGTGTAATGGTGTTGAGTTGGTTCGTTGTACGCCACCGTTGATTGAGTATGACGAGTTTTCGGAACCTGAAGAGGATCTGCTTGAGAAAGCAACTTTTAGTTCACGATCTGAAGCAGGCAGATATGCCGCCCAACAGCGTTGGAAGAACCATGCGAAACAAGAAACGCTGTTAACTCCAACCGATGATGTTTCTTTGGCACAAAAAACTGGTCAACCAATTACATGGTTGCTTCCTGCTACACGGGATATGCGGTTAAAAGGTTTGTTAAGTAGTTTGGCTCCTCATTTTATTGCTACTGGTGTGTCAGTCCAAGATTTTGACTCTGTGTTGGGTGATCCAGCAATTAAACCGTTGATTAAATATTTGGAAGATAAAGGTATTGTTGATATACCAGATTTTTATAGTTCTGAGGGTGCGACTAATGCTGAGTTGGTTGCTCACGGGTTAATTGTTTCGGCGATGCAAGACCTTGCTTTGAAGATGAGGTCTAGCAGTTTGGATGTTGACCGAAGCAAATCGTTCAATCAGGCAATTCAGATCGCTACTGATGGTTTTCCAACAGTCAACATGGGTATTACCGCTTTTGAGATGATGATGGATGAGGGCGGTCGTTACAAGACACAGTTTGAGGCTGGTGATTCTGGTGGATATTTTAGTCCAGATTTGCGGGCGGCTTTTGAATCTAGCGTGTTGGGTTTACATCCTGACATGGATGCGACTAAGCGTCCCGTGTATGGCACTATGCAGACCTCAACAAGTTTAAAAACAAGTGAAGATGCTCAAATGTACGGTGGCATTGTTTTGCAGTTAAAGAATAATGTTCGGGATCGGACAACTGTTGCTTACAACGATTCGTTGGGTATGGCGACAAGAACTGCTCCAGCAAACAGTGTTAAAG